TCAATATAATGTACCCATGAACGTACACTACCAGTCATATACAATCTGGTTGGTGATGCTAATGGGAGAACAAATCTCGCACATTCCTTCGCAATACCCTCACGTATAAGTTCATTGTATAAATCCATCGCTTCATAGAAGTGCCTACCGATTGCTTTCTGGAGCCTCTTCTGTTGTTCTTCTGGTATGTCATCTATACTATTCTGTCTATTCTTACTGTCTTGACTGCGTAATTCTGGTATAGGTATACCCATCTTCAACCAGTTCACATCAGCATAACGTTGTGAGAACTCTTGGAATGTAAATGATCTATGTCTTAGTATCTGTGCTGCAAGTCCACGAGTGGTCTCGATTTCCACAGTCATATGTGCTTGCTCAAAGACGGACCAATGACCGTGCTTTATGCAGTAACTTAACAAACCAGCGACGTTCGGATTGTCTTGGTTCTTTGGGTTGCTCACCCTCGCTACGTAACCCATGTGCTTCTCTGCGTCTGGAGTCACGCTCACTAATTTCACGTTCATGTTGTTTCTTTTCACGCTTGTGACGTTTCAGATATATTTTAGCATACTTTACCTCATCTTTGCTATAAAGTTGAGGATTATGTTTTGCTCTCTTAATAATTTTCTTTGCTGCCTTCTTGTCCTTCATACTTGCCATAGTATGCCTTGAAGTAAGAGACTATACCATTGGTAGTAACTTGTTTACTACACCAATCATCAGCACACTCGTAAATATATTTCGAGCGATGCTTAGGGAAATTTTTCATCAATAACATGAGAGTATGCTCTCTCAATTTGAGAAGCTGCTCTCCTTCTAACTTAGGCATAACTAACTAATGTTACTAGGTATTTATTATAGCACAGGTATCAGGTTCTGCAACAAAAAAATCCAGGAAAAAATTTTCCTGGATTTATGAAATCAAAAAGTAAATTTTGATTATGCTGTTACTAACTTCTTAGCAACTTTGATACCACGATACGTTAGATCGTAGTTCCTGTTTTTCTGAGCTTCGTCAAGAACTAACTTGCGATACTCTTCAGAGTCGTAGACGACTCCACGGTAAGTGACTTGTGCCATTGGCTTTCTCCAAAGTAGTAGGGATTGTGGCCCCGTTCCTTCAGTCGGCATTTGCGTCCCAACAATGAGATGTTTCTTCTATCACTACGCTGATCATCTCAGCTCGTGTCTCTTCTTCTATCTTAAACTCACTTATCTTATCTAAAAGTAATTGAGCTTCAACACAAGAAAGAGTAGTTGCAATAACTGCTAGATGAAACATGATTAATGGGATGAACGAATCCGTTCCGTGTCGGCTTACTTGCGACCCACTAGGGGTTGAACGATTGTGTTAATAGTAACACATGCATATTATATAGTCAAGTATAAATGTAGTGGTTGCTACAATTTTTATATTATCTTAAGAACCTATCTCTAATCCCTGCTGCACTCTTGTTATGTTCACACATTTTATTCAACCAAATTCTTTCGGCAAGAGTAACCGTCCTTCCTAATTTTATCTTACAAGAAATTTCTACTACACGCAGCCTACTATCCTTAGATAGCATCAGTTATTAGAGAGATAAAACTTATCTTCCCCTGTCTTACACACTCTTGCTGGCTTAGAGTCATAAATCTGTGGCTCCTCTGCATTCATTAACCTACAAAATTCAAAAGCATCATGGTACTTCTTGAACCTAAACACATCATCATATATCTTGGCAGACACCATAACACCATCGCTGTTACGTCTCTTCATAACATTCCATTTAGTTATGTCTTCGACTTTACAGTAGTGGACTGCCCACATACCATATGGATGTGAATCCATTATCCTTCCTCCGCAGATGGTTTTTTACGTTTACGCCTCTTAGGTTTTTCAAGTTGATTAGGATTGTTCCAAAGTTTTGGTGATACCAAACCTTGACTCTGCTTCAACCACTTGAATCCCTTCTTATACTTATCATAATAATGATCAAAGATATCTACTGCCTTGTCACCAACAGCAACATCATGATGTGTTGTACCTTCATGTTCATACTGAATAATGTATGCAGAATAAGGTAGTTCCTTATTGTCTGCTACTTTAAGATCACATTTCTCATGGATTACGGTAACGCTCAACTTCTATTCCCCCATTGAATTTGTGGGAATGCTTCTTCAACACACTGCCTTGTAATCTTCCAGCGTTTACCAATGCGTTTATCTTTCACAAGAGTTAACACTTCAGCTTCACCTTGATGAAGGCCCTCAAGCAATTGAATAAAGAGAGTCTCTCTTCTTGCTTGACTTATGTTAGCACCACCTTTAAAGAACAGATAGAGTTTACGATACTCTTGAATGAGTTTAGTATGCTCTGTTTCCTCTGGTGCATCATTCTTTTTGTACGGAACCTCACCATCAGGGAGCATAGAGATTACACTCTCATCAAAGTTAGCAATAAGAATTGCCCTCAGTGCTGGAGAGTTCATCTCCTGCAAAAGTTTGATCTTTTGAGCTTTGGTTTTCGCATTACTTACTTTCTGTAAGATTTCATTCATTAATAATTGCATGGATATAAGCAGTAGTAATAGTATTTATTCTTCTTCAAGTTCATCCTCATCCACGAAGCGGACTGAGAGTAGCTCTTCATTGATCCAGTGACCATCTTCATCATACATTTCAGGGTGCAGTGTTTCTGTCTGCGTTACTGTTGCATAAATGTGTTCACTAAATGCCTGTTTAGCCAACCAACCAACAATTCCTCCAACTAATAGAACAAGTACAGAAGTTATTGCTGAGAAGTAAATGATCTCTGGTGTCATGATTCATCTCCGAACTATTTTTGTGATTCCCACCTTAATTCAAAATTGAAATGAAACTTTCGTTTAAGGAGGGAGAATGTTTTTTTAAAAATGAAACCTTTCAATTCTATTTTAGGTTCTGGTTTCTTTACCTTCTTATCTGGCCTCCTGAGCATGAGCTCGACACCTCTATTTATTTTAAGTTCACTCATCTTTCTTCCTAGATGGTCTGGAAATTAATTCTTTTTCTAACATCCATTTTGCTACTTCAACTAGACTACCTATAGGTTCATCATTAATAGCAACAAAAGGAAACCCAACGGCCATAGGATATTTCTTAAGGAGTTCACGCCTTATTGGATCGTCCTGTTGAGATACTACTATCTCTTCATAGTAATCTATCTCTGCTCTCTTGAAGAGTTCTTTCATCTTAATACAATACCCACATCCATGTGTAGTATAAAGTTTAATATCATAATCCATCAGACAAATCTCCTCATTTGTTCTAGTATGTATTTGTACGCTGCAACAATGTCTCCTTCATCTTTACGAAATAGATCTTTATCAAATCTCTCTTTCGTATTCTTTTTCCAGAGTCGCATGTTGTCAGGTGATAGTTCATCAGCCAAGAATAAATCGCCGTGAGCATCGTATCCAAACTCCAATTTAAAATCTACAAGATCAATACCCATGAGGGTAAACAATGATTGTAACTGATAGTTAACTATCAATGCTTGTTCCTTCATAGGTTCTGGGTCTATACCCATAAGTCTTACCCTATCATAGGTAAGTAAAGGATCATCCTTAGCATCATCCTTAAGGAAGTACTCCACTATAGGTGGTTGGATGAATGTTCCTTCAGTAATGCTGGTATTCTTAACGATACTACCAGCAGCAATGTTTCTAACTATAACCTCTACTGGTATAATTGTCAACTTTTTACATAGTAGTGTGTCAAGAGACGGTGCATCTATAAAATGAGTCTTGACACCTGCCTTCTCCATCCATTCAAATAGTAAGGCCGATATTAAACAACATATCTTCCCCTTCTCTTCAGGAAACTCTACGAGTCTACCGTTACCTGCTGTTACTTTATCATGAAATTTGATGAGCACTCTCTGTGCATCACCATCAACATCATAAACTGATTTTACTTTGCCTTCATTGATTATCATAGTTTCATTAGATCATCTGTTTGTATGGCATTTCTTCCCATATAATAAAATCATCTGGTTTAGGTGCTAACAAATAACAATCCTTATCACTTGTTAGATATGCCTCAACGAGTGCTTGTACCTCTGTAGTAAGTTCATCATTACTATCTGAGAGTCTATGATTACTATGACCGAGATATACAAGTCCTCCTGTCAATATTACAGCAGCAAAGTAACCTATGGTTACAGCATAATTTAGTTTAGATTTCATAATGCATTAATAACTAGAGGTAAAAGTTGATGTTCACATTGTTGTACTGCCCTAGTGACAGACTTAACATCATCACCAGGAAGAATAGGTACTTCCTGCTGTTTTATTATAGCACCTGAGTCAAGGTGTTCATTAACAAAATGTACAGTACATCCTGTAGTCTCTTCACCTGCTTTGATTGCTTGTTCAATAGCATGAAGTCCCTTGTACTTAGGAAGTAATGATGGATGTAAATTAATTATTCTACCAGGAAATGCATCACAGAATTTCTTGGTCATAACTCTCATCCATCCTGCCATCACAATTATATCAACATTATATGCTTCAAAGATCTTGATGATGTCATCTTCATTCTTACTAGCGATGCGAACAGATGGAATGTCCAATCTGTCTGCTCTCTTTGCAGCACCACAGTGCTTCTTATTATATACCATCAAAACAACATCGTGTTTAGGACACGAATGAACTATGTTCTCGAAGTTAGTTCCCTCACCAGAACACATAACTCCTAGTCTCATTTTTTAAAGACCCCAAGTTTTGACAGTAACCACATTGTAACTATTGTCCAACCTATAATATACCACATATTCATTTCTCCTTGCTCCTATTAATAAGAGTAATGAATTTATCATTTGCAAATGTACCAGCGAGACAGACATCTATCTCATCACCATCCTTCCAGTTGGTAGTACCATCCTTCTTGGTGTGCTGCATCGCAATAGCGATTTTGTCTATGATCTCTTGTGTTAATCTCATTCTTGTATCTCATCCAAACGTAGTGGTTGTGTCTCAGTAGGAACCCACTGATTATTTTCCCATTTGTATCCTGTACGTCCAAGATACTCTACCTCTTGCTCCCATTCAATGAGAGCCTCCTTAACAATTCCTTTGATCCATTTTCTAATCATTGTAAATACTCCACGATTTTAAGAATACCATAGGCAGTAAACACTTGTGGCACTATAAAAGCAACCATTGCTACTACCCAGAAAACATAGTAATAGTTTTCTTTATTCTGAGTTCTCATTGGCTCCAATCTTGATAGGGTGGTTCTTCTTCTCCAACATAATGTTGGAAATGCTTAGTATCAAAGTATGATGGCGGTAATGGTTTCACATTATCATATGCTCCTGCCATTCTCTTCTTATGTTCACGTTCATCTAACACTTCATTGATAAGGATCTTCATCTCCTTAGCATATGTCTCAGTGAACAGTCTTCTTGGTGTAGTAATAGCAGGTTTATGTTTCTGCTTCTTATACTCAGGAGATGCCTTCCACTTAGCAAGGTCTTCTGGGGTCATAGGACCACCCATTCCTTGAGTGTCTATGTACTCGCCAGGTTTAAGTTTATTTGAGTCGCTCATATCAATGAGGATTATACTTTTGAATAATTGAATAGACGATAACAAGTGTTATCAGGGCAATACATATGATTGGTAGTATTAAGTGCATAAAATCCTCAATGTTCTTCCAAGTATAGCACGGCCTTCTTAACCATGTCAACGTTGTTTCCAAACTCTGTCAAACCTCTGTTGCAATGCTTACAGATGTCACCAGCAAGTCTAGCATCCTTCGTACCACATATAACACAAGTCCCTATCTTACAGTTACTTGCTACTCTTTTCTTAGTGCATTCTTTACACTCATAAGAATAGGAAGAAAGTTTTGTGGGATCTCTTCGACATCTATAGAAATCATCAAGAAGTATCTTCTTCTTTCCACAGACTCTACAATCTCTCTCAAGCAACATCAGATGTTCCATCTGAATTTGCTGATCTAAATCCATATCATGCATTCAATCATGCATTTATTTATTTGTATAATAAATATATTTTTTAACTGTGAGGGGTGGAGTCGAACCACCAAGTCCCGACCAGAGACAGCAGGGAAACAACCTGCCACGTTTACCAGTTTCGTCACCTCACAAGGTAGGCACTATTTAAGTGCCGAGATGAGACGAGTGACTCCTATACCACCTCCAGAACGAGGGAAGAAATCAAAGGAGAGGAACTTCTCAAGTTCTTCTTCTACTCTTTCCTTACCAAACTTATCAATAATAAGTTGAGCATATCCACCATCTGATATGGTGTAGAATGTATCACGCATTTGTTTCTTGTCGGTACTCCTTTCAGCACTACCGATAGTTTCCATGCCACCTAATATAACGTCAATCTTTCTACTGGTTCCATCATCATTCCTAGACATATTCCAGAAAGGTGATGTCCATTCAGGGAAATCTGTAATCATTCCTCGACTAATCATTTTCTCATGATCATGATTAAGTTCTTTAGTATTGAATTTATTAGCCCAATCATCATAAGTCTTAATCTTATTCTGTTCGTCTAATGGTATACCTAACCATCTACACAATTCAATCTCCATCTCTTCTAATTCTTTAACACCACCCTTCATTTCAAATTCAAACATGGGGAAGATTGTTTCATGTCTTCCTGGTACAGGATTAGGTTCTGCTCTATAAGAAGTGGAGACACAAAAAAATCCTTCTGCTGAAGGATTGGAAAGGAGTTCATGTTCTAACCACATCTGACCTGTTTGTGGTAGTGGCCAAATATTACCACCGTAATTGTATGATGCTACTGTCTCTGGGTCTTCACAGGCAGCAAGGATACTTAATCTATTCTGTGTATGTACCTCAT